CGCGAGGTACAAATGTTGGTGTTTCTGCTAGTGGCAGTGAAATTGAGGATTGCGTGAGCAAACTCTTCGAGTTGTTGGAGCTATATGGTATGGCCCCACGGACTGGTCGCAATGTACAATGCAGCCAGGTCAATCGCGCGTTTAGGCGAACAGTCGAGCATTGGGGTTCCCAAGCTGCGTCTTTGGGTGAAGGGGGTTGGATGAAGTACACTAAGTGGAAATTTCCTGCCTTCTTTCATGCAATGACGTCTCAGCTAGATGTGGGTCCCGTTGCGCCGGCTACTCGGCTGCGTGATGATCCGAAACAACTTTGTGCGGGTGTCGCAGGGCGTTACGCTCTTCGTCTTTGCCGTGCTGACTCTTTTTTCCGAGACTCGTTCTTGGCCTCAATCTTACAAGTTAAGAAAGGGTGTCCTCGACCGAATAAGGAGATGGTTGATGCGCAGGTGAAGAAGAGTGTTGCGGCACTCACGACTAAACAACCGGAATCGAAGGATGAATGGCTGATGGGTTGGGGCGATTTGCCTCAAAAGGTTCAGGACAAGGTTGAGATTCGACTCTGCAAGCAGAGCCAGATCGAACAATTTGAACGAACCGTTGACGAAATTTTTACGAATGATCGAGGCGAGCCTCTCACGTATAATTCCAACGATAAGTTCCGTCCTTTCTTTCCCAGTACTTCAGCTACTTTCAATGACTCCCAGAAACAGGGAGGTGCCTTTAGATCCATCCGTCGGCTTGCCGACGATCTTGGACTAACCACTTATGGTCTCGTAAGAGATGGCAAGTCATTGGTTAAGTTTTCACTCGCTTCCGGTGAAGAGTATATTGGTGCTCCTCGCACGATTGTGCATGCTGATTTAACTGAATTGGAGGCGCGGTTCGGTGACTTATACGAACAAGCTCTGCATAAGGCGATGGGTGAGACCCCTTGGGTCAAACCTGTCGGTTTAGCGGAAAGCTTAAAGGTTCGCGTTATCACTAAGGGCCCGCCCTGCACAGGTTTTGTACTTAAACCCTTGCAAAAATTCATGTGGCGTACATTGCAGAAACATCCCGCTTTTACACTTATCGGTCAACCCGTTGATCGATTTGTTGTTCAGAATCGCTTGGGTGCCAAGTTGGCCCCAGGTGAAGCAATTCTTAGTGGTGATTATTCTGCTGCTACAGACAACTTGGCTCCTTGGGTGTCTGAGGCCATAGCGCGACGCATAGCTTTGCGCTGTGGGCTTGATGCTCGAGAGACCGAGCTGTTGGTTAGATCTCTAACACAACATGTGTTTGAGGGTGAAAATCGATCTGCTCTCCCGCAACAGTGGGGTCAGTTAATGGGTTCTGTTACATCTTTTCCCGTCTTATGCATCGCCAATGCTGCGATGTGCCGTTGGAGCCTTGAACTAGCGTACGCCAAGTCCATGAAGCTCTCCCAAACCACTCTTTTGGTTAACGGTGACGATTGCCTTTTCCGCACTACTCTGGCGGGTTTAGGCTTTTGGAAAAAGATCACAACGCATGGTGGTTTAACTCCATCCATAGGAAAGTACTTCTTTTCTCGGGAGTTCGCACAGGTCAATAGTACGAACTTTACTCGGTTAGAGGTCCCTGATTTGGATTTGGATCCGGTAAGCGGAAAATTCCGCGAGTTGTTTTACCGTCAAACACCATATATAAATCTCGGTCTGCTTTTTGGACTAAAGCGATCGGGGGAGAAGCTCGGCCTTGATGCCGTTGCCGACTCGGATGACTCTCTAGGTAGTCGTTGTCGCGAGCTGGTAGCTTGTGCTCCTGAGAATTTAAAAGAAGTTCTCTTTAAGCGTTTTGTGAGAAACCATAAAGCTGTGTTGGATTCTGTGCGTGTTCCTTGGTTCCTACCGGAATCGTGGGGTGGTGTCGGACTCCCCTGCAGTTTTAAGACGCGTGATCCTGGTGATCCTTTGGAGGTCCTTCGTGGACCTTCCTCTTTGGATCTCCGGATTGCTGCGCGTATTGCGGAGCGACCCGAGACATTTCCCGTCACGAAACCGCCTGTGGATGCACCTTGGAATGCCCATCGGTTGGCTAAAGCGAAGTATCCAATCGTAGCAACTAGTATCTCCGGTGATAGGACCTTGCAACTTGTCAACGACAAATTGTATGGTGCCCTCATCGTGGACACATTGTTTACTGCGACTGACGTTTTTGCAGAAAAGCCTTCCCGTCGGGTAGCAGTCCTTCGACAAAATGAGAGATCCTGGCGATCCGCGTTGCATAGCGGTTCCTTGCCACCTCCCTTATCGATTTCGACTGTCCTTTCGCAAAATCCTCCAACCCCGTTGTTGGACGTTACGGTGGAATCAATTTTCATCTAGCGTTCCCTCGAACGGTAAGGGTTGCCCAGGTACT